GGTGGAGGTTCAGCCGCCGCGCGAGTAACCACGCCATTAACCGCCGCAGAAATCGCCAACGGAAACGCGATCGCCGACTTCTTCTCAGCCGGCCTTGATAACCCGCGTGTCCGCGCCGAACAAGGCCTGAACGTGACGATAAACGTAAACGGGGCGCTCGCTACCAAGGCCGAAATTGGAGAGGCCGCAATTCAGGCGATCCGAGCGGCTGAAAGCGTTTACGGTCCCGCCCAATTCTCGGTCGTATGACCGCCGCCGCAGTAGTAAACGGAGGCCCCGGCTACGACCTCCTCGTCGACGTCGGCTATCTCATCGACGGATTCACGCTCGACGACTCCGTGAAAGGCCTCCTAGATTCGACCGACTACGTCTTAGACGGATCGACATCGTTCGCCTCAGTCATCGACGGAACGACCTCTATTCGCGTTAAGCGTGGACGCCAAGACTCGACCGACGTGTTTCCCGTTGGCTCCATGAACTTCGTCCTCGACGACACCCGCGCCGGCGGCGTCTTTAACCCATTCGACGACTCACCGAGCAACCCCTACTACGACCAAGCCCAAGACGTACCCGGCCTCGCACCGGGCCGCGCCGTCAAACTCCTACGAGAAGACGACCTCGGCAACCTCGAGGAACTCTTCGTCGGTTTCGTCGTCAATTACGATCTAAATTTTGCCCTCGGCGGAAAGACGACCGTCTCCGTCTTCTGCGCAGATAACGCCTACCGGCTCGCTCAAACGGTGATTAGCGCCCACACTCCCACGGTGCAGAAGGCCGGCGACCGAATTAACGCGATCCTTAACCGGACCGAGGTTAACTATCCGACGGGCGCGGCCCGCTCAATCGCAAGCGGAACCGTCGACCTCGGAGACTATGCCATCTCACAAGGGACAAACGTAAAAGCCTATTTCGATTCGATCATGGACACCGCCGAACGCGGAAGATTCTTCATCTCTCGAGACGGCGTATTGACCACGCAGAACCGCATCGGAACGACACTCTCCAACCCGTCCGTCGTGTTCTCCGATGCCGGCACCGACACCCCGTACCGCGACCTCTCAATCGCCTTTGACGCCGACGACATCGTGAACCGCGTAACCGTTACTCCCGTCGGTGGCACGACTGCGACCGCGAACGACACGCCATCACAGACGACCTACTTCATTAAGGCCCTAGACATCTCTAATTCGCTCCTCGAACTACAGGCAGACGCGACGACGCTCGCCTCCTACCTACTCGAGCCCGAGCCAGAGGCCCGGTTTACGTCGGTAGAGACGGCCTTCGTAGCGCTCACCGACACGCAAAGAGACGCGGTAGCGATCGTCGACATCGGAGACACGATCGAGATAACCCGCACGATTCCGCTCGGGAACTCGACGACCACGATTACGCAGGAACTCCAAGTCGAGGGAATAGAACACGCGATTAATGTGTCGACGGGCCATAGTGTCCGGTTCTACACCTCCCCGACAACGATCGTCGTGGAACTCGTCCTAGATACGGGAATCCTCGACCAAGACGTACTAGGCTAGACGGCATTATGGCGACCCCTACTTCGCTCCCTTCTACATTCGTCGCGGGAAACGTCCTTACTGCCGCCCAGATGAACAATCTTCGAGGCGCGTTTCGTGTTCTTCAGGTCGTACAGACGGTAAAGACAGACACTTTTAGCACGAGTAGCACGACGTTCGTCGACGTTACGGGTATGAGCGTCTCGATTACTCCGTCGGCGACCTCGAGTCTTGTGCTAGTCCTATTGGATGCTCGTATTGGTGGAATCGGTCTAACTAAACTTCTTCGAGGAGCGACTGATATTTACATCGGAGACGCCGCAGGGAGCCGCACTAGGAGCATGGGACTCTTCGTTCCTAACGCCAACGGAGAAGACGCGAACCCGGCTATCTTCTTGGATAGTCCTGCGACAACTTCTAGCACAACTTACAAACTGCAAATGAGAGCCGAAGCCGCAACGTCTTATCTCAACCGTTCATCAAACGACCCCGATAACAACGTTTCTGGAAGCCGCACGGCGTCAAGTATTACCGTTATGGAGATCAGCGCATGATTGACTACACGCTAATTCTGCGAATGAAATTTGTCGGCGCTCAATGGGCGCTAAACGGCGACACTTACGAGGGCCTCGAGTGGCTCGACTCATCGCCTAAGCCAACGCAAGCCGAATTAGATGCACTCTGGCCCCAAGTCAACTACGAGAACCAATGTCTCGCAGTCGAGAACGCGCGTCTCGTCGCATACGAGCAACAGTCAGACCCGCTCTACTTTAAGTGGCAACGCGGCGACGGCACCGAGCAAGAATGGCTCGACGCGGTACAAGCCGTTAAAGACGCCAACCCATACCCGCCCAAGCCGTAGACTCTCGCTCATGTCTACAAAGTGGCAGGCCGCTCTAGTCTCGTACCTGAAACTCTTCGCCGCCGCGATGATCGCGTGTTACCTCGCCGGCGTCCGTGATCCCGAAATGATTCTCGACGCGGGCCTCGCCGCCGTTCTCCCGGTTATCTACAACGCTCTATCGCCACGAGACAAGCGTTACGGTCGAGGCGCGTGAGCCGTGCGTCCGGTTCGACCGGTCCGACTCCCGTCTGACCTCGAAGGAATCCCGAACGGGAAACTCCCCGCTCGTCTACTGCGCGAAGTCACCCCGAAAGGCCGCCTACATCATTTAGCCGCGCAAGCATGGGAGGCGATGCGAGCCGCCGCGCTCGCCGACGGCATCCGCCCATTTAGGCCCACGAGCCTCGGCGATACTTATCGTCCGCTCTCTCAGCAGACGGCGTTATTCCTCGCTCGTTACACGCTTAACCCGATCGAAGGCCGCCCGACGGTCGTCTGGGAAGGAAAGACTTACAGCCTCCTACCTCGCATGGCGCAAGCGGCGAAACCGGGTACCTCGAACCACGGATGGGGCCTCGCCGTAGACGTTTGGGGAGCCTCCGGGGAGCGTCTCCAATGGCTCGAAGAGAACGCGCTCGACTTCGGTTTCTCATGGGAATTTAAGTCAGGCGCGGAACCGTGGCACATTCGGTACTTCCGAGGCGATCGCGTCCCGAACAGAGTCAAGAAATGGACCGAGTCCAAATGAGCGAAACGATCCTCGTCGCCGTCATAGGTTCCCTCGGCGTCGTCCTCGCCGCCGTACTCCCGGCGGTACTTGTGCAAATACTCCGACGAGAGAATTCCCGCGATCATGCGACCGTGACGTCTAGGCTAGAAGGCATCGATACCCATCTCGGGATCGTGGAGGCCAAAGTCGACCACGTCCAGTACGGACTAGCGACTCACCTCCTAAAGCATGAGAGAGAGGACTTAAACGATGGGGATTCTCGAGGAACTAACTCCTAGGAGAAATTCGCAATACGAGATCGAACAATTCTTAGCGGGACTCGAAAAAAAGGAACGCGCAGAGTGGGAGCAAGTCTTTAAGGAAATCGAGAAATACACAGACGCAACAATTAGCGCCGCGCTAAAGCGTCGCGGAGTAAATGCAAACACGAACGCGGTTTACCGATTCCGCGTCAAGAGAGGAGATCGCAAGTGAACGAAGAACTAGAACTGCAACGACAACTAGATGACCTCAAGGCCGCTCTAAAGCGGTCTCAGATGGCTCACGCCAAAGAGAAGGCGAAGACCGACGAGATCGTCGCCGCCATCTATCAAGCCGCAAAGGATGCGGCGCTCGCACAGTCGACACCGGCTCCGATCAAAGTCGCGAAGGACACTCGCAAAAGCAAGGCCGAGGTCGCGCTCATTCACGCGACGGACTGGCAACTCGGAAAGAAAACCGTCTCCTACGGGATGGACACTTGCGCGAAGAGAATCGATCGGTTCGCCGAGAAGATCGTTCGCATCACCGAAATCCAACGGAAAGACCACCCCGTCCGAGAGGCTGTCGTCATGCTCGGCGGAGACATGGTCGAAGGACTCGACATCTTCCCCGGGCAAGCGTGGGAGATTGAGGCTCACCTCTTCGACCAACTCTTCGAGGCGTCCGTCATCATGGAGAAACTCGTCCGCACGATTGCCGCAAACTTCGAGACGGTGCGCGTCGTCTGCGAATTCGGAAACCACGGACGCATCGGTCGCTACGGCGTGAACCCGCGCGGAGACAACATCGACCGCATGGCCTACAAGATCACGCAGGACCGAACCACCAACCTAAAGAACGTCTCATGGCAAGCATCGAACGACTGGTATCAGCATTTCTCAATCGGTAACTACCGCGTCCTCTTGGTGCATGGAGACGAAATCCGCACCTACTCGGGGACGCCGATCTTCGGCATCATTAAACGCGTCACTTCTTGGGCCGCTATGACGATTGCGAAAGGCTCCGTACCCGCCTTCGACGACTGCTACATGGGCCATTGGCATAACCCGGCGTCGATCATGATCGGAAACGGGAATAGATTTTTTATCACGGGATCGCCCGAATCTGGCAACGTGTACGCCCAAGAGCATCTCGCCGCCGTAGCCCGCCCATCCCAGAGACTCCATTTCATCGACCCGGAGCGGGGACAAGTCGCCTCCGAATACGTCGTATGGCTCGACTAGACGCGACCCTCGTTTTCGTCGAATGGAAAGACGCCCACGCGGAGGCGCACGGATGGACCGCAGTGGACGAACTCGACCGCGAGCCGGCGATCATCCACTCCGTCGGATTCCACCTCCCACGCGCTAAACCCGGGCATTTCGTCCTAGCCCAATCCCTAGACGAGAACGGACACGTCGACTCGGTCCTCTGTATTCCCGTAGCCATGGTCCTAGGAATCACGCATCTCGGAAATCCACCACTCGAGGACGCGTATCGCATAGAGTCCTAGTACCGCTTATCTGAGGAGGTAAGACATGAACCATGGAGTCTGGCTCTATGAACGGTTAGAAGGCCGTTCGGATGCCGGAGAGGTTAGACTGGCACTCTTTCGGGAGCCCGGAACGGGCCGAGTCCGAAAGGCGATCGTCTCATTCAGAACCCCTTCGCATCCCTGCGCTATTTGGTCCGACGTGTTGCTCGAGCATCCGCCGCACCTCGACGAAGGAGTCCCATCGTGAGCCCCGCCGCCCTCCTTACGGCGTGTGCGCTCACCGGTGCGCTCTGGTGGGCCTCACCCTCTGGCCCATCGGAGCCGCCGGCTCAGCCGTCCCCGGTTACATTCGAGGCCTACGTCTACGGGGAGATTCCCGCTCAAGCCGTAGAAGCCTCCCAAACGACCGTAGAGGCCGCTACGAGCGTCGTAGAGCCCGAAATAGGGCGATGCACCGCTTGGAGCGCTATCGCCGCGTCTGAAGGCTTCACAGAGGCCGAAATCGACGTCCTCGAGCGAATCCTCTGGCTCGAGTCACGATGCGAAACGACTGTCGTCGGTGACGCCGAGCATGGCGGCTCGTATGGGATCGCCCAGATTCACACGTCGACATGGTGCAAACCATCGAAATACTGGCCCGCCGGCTACCTACAGGCGCACGGAATCGTCCTCACTTGCGACGACCTCTTCGCGCCTGCGATAGCCATAAAAGCCGCGCGCGCGATCTACGTCGCCGCCGGACACTCGTTCGAGCCGTGGACTACATACGACATCATCAAGGGAGGCACTAAATGATTAAGCATGAAGACTGGCGCACGATGCCACTACTCGATCGACTGATCGAACACGTCGTCCGCATGGAAAGAACCGACGAGGGAAACCTTCTCCGAGAGGACCTCATCGAAGCGCACCGACGCATACAGCAACTCGAAACACGTCTCACCGACGCCCAAGCGGAAATCCTCCGCCTCGAGCAGATTCACTCGATCTACTGATGCGCGTCTACAAACGAACCCCGGCAGTTGATAACGCGCTACTCACCGCAGACAGGCTCGTCCACAAAGACCGCCAAGACCGCTACTCGGAGCCCCACAAGGACTACGGGCGCGTCGTCGACATCTTCCGAGCCATAACGGGCCACGATCTCACGCCAGAAGAGGGAGCGCTCTTTATGGTCGCAGTAAAACTCGCCCGCCTAGCCCATAATCAGCAACGCGGCGAACTACACCTCGACTCGTTAGTCGACGCCGCCGGCTATTTATGGTGCGTAGGCGAAATCATGGACCACAAGCGCTATGGCATCGTCTGAGAAACGAAAAGGCAACGCCGCCGAGCGCGCCGTAGTCGACTACCTAAAGGCGAACGGATTCCCGCAAGCCCGCAGGACACAAGCCGGCACCCGACACGACATCGGCGACATCGACGGCGTCCCCGGCGTCGCGATCGAGGTAAAGAACCATTCACGGATCGACCTTGCGGGATGGGTAACTCAACTCGAGGCCGAAATGGTCGCGAAAGGCGTCACCGAAGGCGTCGTCGTCGTCAAGAGACGCGGAAAATCGAAGCCTGCCGAGTGGTATGCCGTAACCCCGTTACACGTTTGGCTAGAGTTACTTAGAGGAGGTATGAGATGAGAGACCTAATTTTAGAGTCGTATCAGAAATCGCTCGGAACGATGTTCGAGGTAGCAGATTCGTACACGGAAATCATAAAGATTTATCGGTACCGAATAGACGAACTAAAAGAGGAGCGAGATTTCTGGCGGGAGAAGTGCGAATTCTACGAGACGCTCATTAAAGGCGAGGTGGTTTAATGGCCTTCTCACTCGATAACTACGTTGACGTCCCTACAAGGCTCCGAGCCGCGCTCGAGAAGTACCCGGAACTCTCCGTACAAGAAACCGCACCGAAGATCGTCGAAATGCCAGACGGGAAAACCTTCCTCGAAGTAACGACCACGATCCACCGCTCCCCAGACGACCCGAAACCCGTCGTAGTGTCATGTTGGGAGGAATACCCCGGCACGACTCCATACACGCGCGGAGCAGAACAGCAAAACGCATCCACGAGCGGGCTCGGTAGAGGCCTCGGCATGATGGGATTCGGGATTAAGACCTCGATCGCATCTCGAGAAGACGTCGAACGCCGACAGTCTGGCCCCGCCCCGATCATCGAAGAGCGCACCATCCCCGCTAAGAACGGCGCAGAGCCCATCAAGATGACCCGTTACGCAGGCGCGACGACCGACAAGGGAGACGCAAGCCCGAAACAACTCGGAGCCATCCGAGGACGCGGTAAAGAGCGCGGATTGGCGACTAACGCCGGCCTCATGACCGCCGTATCGGAACTTACGGGCCGCACGATCCAAAACCTCGACCAACTCACGCGCCGAGAGGCCTCGATAATCCTCGACCGATGGAACCAAGAAGACACGCCGCCTCTACCCGACGAGGAGCCGTTCTAGTGGTCGTCTTCGTAGCCTTCCTCCTTCTCTTCGTGTTCGTCCTACTGCTTTACGGGATGATCCTAAAACTTGCTCAAGAAGTCGGACAACTTAAGACTTCACGGGAGCAACACGCGGACATCCTGCGGCTACTTGCTCGACGTAGCGAGCCTGCGCGACGCGCACCGACGGCGGAGCCGTTCTAATGCGAATGGCGCTCGTCATCGTCTGTATGCTCGCGGCGCTCTTCATCGTTTCTCATACATAGCCGCACTCTGCGGGAGCCCCTTGAGGGCGCATGGTCGTACCCCTGTGGCATGGGGCGGGACATGGAACACGCGGGAACGCGGGTAGATCGACGCGCCTCGAAACGTGCTAGACGAAGCGGAGTAGGGCAAGGCGTCGAGGCCATGCGTGTAGTTAAGTCTCGAGACTCTTACGAGTCGAGCGGGGCCGGAAGATGGGCGTCTCCGGGGGAGGGCAATAGACCCGACTGTCTCTCGTCGTGCTAGAGTCGCTATTAGGAGTGTCTCGAAGTAGTAGAGACGGGACTATCGCATTCGAGAGAGTGCGGCTCGGGATCATCTCGAGGCGTGAGGTTTAACTCCTCGCCAGACACACCTACAACTAACGCCACACGCTCGGACTCGTGAAGCGGGTCTCGCCGGCTCTCTGTGAGCAAGCCGCAACGCGGCGCGCTAGGACAAGGCCGAAGGCCGCGTCAGCACACTCCACCGACTAAACTCTCACCTATGAGGAGCAGAGAAGAACTAGGAACCTACGACGACCGACCACCACGACCCAACGCCTTCGCCGGCGTATGCAGATGCGGAACTAAAGTAGAACCCCGCAACGGTTGGGTATGGAAAGGCGGCGTCTACTGTCGCCACCCACAAACACCCGGACAATGCCCACGCACCAATGACTAACCCCGCATACAACTCGACATGGCGCAAGGTACGCGCAACGATCCTCGAACGCGACGGCGGTAGATGCATGATCGGACTACCCGGATGCACAGGCCACGCGACACAAGTCGACCACATACACCCGCTCGCCTTCGGCGGCTCACCCTATGATCCCGAGAACCTTCGAGCCTCATGCGCCGCGTGTAACTCGACCCGATCCAACAAACTACGACGCAAACCCTCCCGCCAATGGTAAACCTCGGTCGACCCTGCCGATGCACCGGACCCGTGATCCCATCCGCACCACTTTGCGACGCAGAAACCGACGACGACGAATGACGCGTTTCTTCCCAGAGGCCACAAACCACCCCGACGCAGTCCCCGTAT